CTTTATAGTATTTTCCATCAAATGTTCCTGAATCTCTTCCAGAATTACTTTCACCTACAGTTGTATATATATCAGTTGGATGTGTAGGTGTAGTAGATGTACCTCCACTACCACCACTAAATACAAGTAATCTAGCTGCACTATCTACTAGTTTACGGTCTGTATACCCAGCTCCAGCATTAGTAACTTCTATTGATTCTATTTTACCTTTACCAATATATATTTCTAAATCTGATGTGTTTGCATAAGGAACAGTGACACCAGAAACCACTGTAGGAGTTCCACTAATTGTAATTGTTTGTTCTGTTGCCATTGTTATTTATACATGTTTAAAATGTTTGCTGTTTCATTTGTTTTATTTCTTCGATCTAATGTCTTAAAGTCTTCTTCTTGCATTAAATCAATTACTATGTCTTCTTGACGTATGTTTAACCAAGCTTGTTCTCTAGCATCATCAAATAGTCTACCTATAATAATGTTATGATAATAGTCACCTGGCTCATAGTCTCCTCTATTACCTTTCTCTATATCTTTTTTCATTTCTGCTATAGATGCAAGGATTCTTTTATTCCTACTTAGTTTATTTAATTCATGTTCTAAGTTTTGATCACCTATAGCTTTTTGGAACATTGATCTAATTTCAGGTGCTTTAGTTAAATCATATCCATCAGGTGAAAAATAAGTAGACATTCTTAAATCATAACCACTATTAAATAATAACTGTCTACCAGGACTAGATTCTAAATTGAAATTAACTGGCATTAAAGCATTCCACATTCTAGTCATTGGATCATGATCTTTAATTGGCTTACCATTTAATAAATCATATTTAATAGGTAACTCATTACTAGCTATGTATTCACTAATTAAGTTCCTATTTCTTAATGCATCTTCTATTCCAGAATTTAGTTCTCTAGTATAAGGTGTTATTAATTTACCTATCTCATTTCTTAATCCAGATAAAGGTACTTGGTTATTCATTATACCTGCTAGGATTCTACTACCTTGCCCTGGTCTACCACCAAATAAATCAACAAACTGCTGTAATCCAGCTAAGTAAGATTTACTTGCTACTGATTGACCAACAACTAAGGCTATCTTTTGTAGTTCTCTTTCTGTCCATTCTTCACCCATTAATTGACTAGCATCACCTACATCAGCAATAGTAGACATAATTTGGTTGAATGGTTCAAAAGCATCATACCCTACATAAATATCTGTAAATGGTAATTTAATAGTTCTAGTTTTATAACCAGCATCCATCCAAGCTTGTCTCTTCTGTCTATCAGCAGGACCATTACCAGTCATATCTCCTCGTAACCAAGCCCATATTGCTAGACTAACAACAGCAGAACCAATAGCAAACCTACCAGTCTGTAATGCCTTAGCATTAGCTAGTTCAGCTTCATTTGTTATCCCATACTTAACTAAATCTTTTATATCAGACTTAGTTGCAAATGCAATATCATTGAACTCTTCAACTAGGAAATTAAATCCAGGTGTATGTTTAGCTGTTAGTTGTAATCCATTAATACCAGTTCTAGCAAATAAGAAGAAAGGTTTAGCCCATGGATTAGCTTGGAATACTTGGTTTAATCCAGATACAAATCCAGTTAATTCTTGAGTAAGTGTAACTTCTTTACGAGCAAACTTAGTAGCTTTATCTGTTATATTACCATTAGCATCAAATACATCTCTGTAGAAATCATCTTCAAAAACTTTGATGACATCTGGAGTAATTTCTGTATAAGCAGTGAAAACACCTTTTGCCTTAGCATCCAGAGCAGATCTCATTGCTTTTTCTCTCATCTTAGCTCTACCTAAAAGATACGCAAATATATCATCTAATGATGCCATAATTCTAGTACCAGAACTAAAGAAACTATTATCATTAATAGCTCTAGCCATGTTAGCCATACTAAAAGCTATCTTATCTCCTACAGTAGATCTACCACTTTCTTCTACCCATTTCCTCATTAATTCCCAGTTACCATCACCTCTATTAAATTCAGCAAATCTCGATTTAATTGTAGATAAATCTCCTTTCCAATATGAATTTAATCTAGACTTAAATAAGTCAAAGGCTTCTGGTACAGCTTCCATCATAGCATTTAAAGATGCTAATCCAGCTCTTATTGTAGTTGAATCACCATCGAATGGATATCTAAGAGTAGCTCCTAATGTTGTAGCAAAAGGTCTTAGGAAGGTTGCAGTTGAAGTACCCATTAAAGCCCTTACAGGTGTTTTAGGACCACTTAGAATACTATTTACCATTACACCTTCTAGTTCTTTTATCAGTACACCAGTCTGCTTCTTACCTCCAATCTCTCCTCCTTTGATTACTTTCCTAGCCCATGCATCAAAGTCATCTAAATTATTGACTTCTTTCATTTGGGAGAAAGCTTCAAATAAAGCATTCAATAAGTTTTCATCTGGATCATCTTTAGCAATCTGTAAGATAGACATAATAGAATCTCTAGTATCTGCCATATCTTTAGCTAGAGTTTCTTGTAAGTATCTTCTCTTACCAGCTCCTAATTCTCTAAAGTTTTGAGATTTAACTATTCTAGCTCTTTTAGCTTCTGTTAAAGCAGTTAGCATAGTATCCATAATCTGATCTGCAGGACCATCAATATCCATTAGATCTGCGAAATCAGCTATTTCTCTACCAGCTATACCTAAATCTCTTAATTGCCTTAGCAATGAACCAACGACTAAATCAACTACTACTACATTCTTACTAGTAATAGTGACTATTTCATCTGGTGTTCCTTTACTATATACATCGGAACTTTCAAAGATTTCCATTAAGTATTCTTCAGCTGACATATCAACTGCATTTCTACCTTGAGTAATACGTTGATGTGCTGCTATAGAATCTCCAAAGACATCTACTAATCTTTGTCTACTAGCTTTAACATCTTCTACAATCTTCTGATATTTGTCATTAGATGTATATTTTTGTAATACATCCTCTACCATCTCTTCACTGATATCAGCTTCTCTAGCTATACGTTCTCTTTGTATAGGTGTAGTTACAGAAGCTGTTGATCCATCTTCAGCTCCCCATTCATTTCTTATTCTTTTCTGTTGTTCCCAAACCACAAAAGGATCATCTTGTGATATATGGGCAGCTTGATGTGAATCAGCTACAGTTTTGTTTTTACTACCACGGAATCCAAACTCATTCCTTCTTAGTTCTTGTACACCTTTTCTATTAGTTTGGATATCTACACTTTGTTGTCTATTAGATATTTGAGTTTTTACAGCTTTTGATCCCTTACCTAATAATAAGGAAGCTGAATCAAAAACCATACCAATACCTATTCCTTCTGCTATATTCTTAAATTTCATCCAGATAGGATGATCTGTATCTTTAGTACTTATAGGTGTGTCTATTAATCCATAACGATCTCTAAGCATACCTAATGCATTATGACCGTCTGATTCTTTAGATATTAAATCAGATGCAGCACCAACTCCAGCAGCTCGTATAAGACTATTCGTACCAGCCCATGCTGCTCCTAGACCAACTCTACCTAAAGTAGCTTTAGCAGTTGGTATAATAGCAGCAGCTAAAGTACCAAAGTGAACAGTACCTTCTAATAGTTGACCCCACCATGTTCTAGTTATGATAGGGTTATCGTAATTTTCAAAGGGATCCCATTCAGGTCTATAATAACCTTTCTCTCTTCTTTCTCTGGACATTTCTCCTGATAACGCATCTACTGTACGTTCAGGGAAAGTAGTTACAGAAGAGAGTGTTTTCTGTACACCACCATGTATAGCTGAAGATACTTCTTTAGCAACGGCACCTGTACCCCACTTTTCAGCGTTCCTTGGATCGTCTTGTTCGGCTACAGCTTGTTCTTCTTGTTCGTTAATTTCTTCTTGTTGAACTGCTCTTTCTTGCTGTTCTTGGTTGATATCAACGTATAAATCGATAGGTCCTTTTAAGGCTTCTTGATCTAATTCTAAAGATAGTTCTTGTGATTCTGGTTCCATATTACCTTAGTAATTAATTTTTTCTTCTTGAAGTTCTTTGAAATATTCTTGTAAAATATTAGGTGGTATACTAAACCAATCTTGAGGTCCAAACATTTCAGTTAAAGTAAGAGCATCTTCTGGTATTAGATTTGGTAGTGGATTAGGGTTTTCTACTAATGCTCCAGTTTGATTACCTTTATTAGCAGCTAATCTAGCTAATCTACGTTTCAATTCTGTTTGAAGTTCTTCGTCAAATATTGTATCAAGAAAACCATTTATCTTTTCTTCTTCTGATAACACATCCAGTATATTTTTAGGAGTTAAACTATATAAACCAAAATTAGAAAGACGTTTATCTCTCGCTTCTCTAAATACATCATTCAAACTCATCTCAGATAGATTACGTTCTGGGACATGATCTGAATAAGGATTTATTGGAGTATATGCATTAGGATCATCATTAGTTTTTATATGCTCAAATAATTCAGGATTATCTTTTTCTTGAACTTCAGCTCTATAAGTTCTACCAGCTGTATTATGATTAGTAAGTAATCTAGATGTATCTAAAGGCAAAGAATTGTAAAGTTTATTATCTAACTCTACTCCTTTTGAAAGTATTTTGAATGCGTTATCAATAGTTTCACTTTTCTCTTCTCTAGCTTGATGAATATTCATTCTATGTAAAGCTACCTCTTTAGGAGTCATATCTTTAAAAAAGTCTACTAGTCTATAATACTGTGGAAATTCACCATAACCTTGAGACCAGTTTACAAGTTCTCTATAAGGAGCTTCTTCTCCTGCCCAAAAAGTATCTTGATTAAGTACTACTAGTCTTTCTTCTTTTGTTGACTTATCATTTATTCTTGACATAAGATCTGCTCTACCAGCAGTTACAGCTTTTGTAAATGTAGGGTCAAAACCTTTAGGTCTAGGAGTTTTCTTATATCTATCATAGTTTGTTGTGATATATTCAAAAGCAGCTTGTTGTGCTTGTTCTACTGATCCCTTTGTTTTAAATTCATTAAACTTAGCTATCCAATCTTCTTTACCTTGATCTCTAATCCAATACCATTCAAGAGTTTTAGCTTTTTCTACATTTGTTTCTCCTAATTTTTTACTAACAAAAGCTTCCCATGAACCTTTTTCAGCTATAGGATTAAACATAGATTTGAAGGTTAATTTACCTGAACCTTCTTTTCCAGTTGCAGCAGATCCTTCTTGACCATCTGTTCCTCCAATAGCTTTTTGGAATTGATTTTTCCAGTATTGAGGTAGCTCCTTATACATAGTATCATCTAATGGAGCGTCATTTCTATAATCATCAAGTAATTTTTGTAATGTTATAGAATGATCTGGACCATCTAATCTAGTCATACCATTAATCCATTCTGCGTATAAAGGATCACCAGCAGGTATTTTTGGATTTCTCTTAAATAGTTCTTTTAATTCGTTTTGTCTCCAATTTGATTCTTCTTCTGGTTTCGGATTGTTTTCCTTTTGCCATTGTTCAAATTTTATTTCTGAAGCTTCTAAATCATTTTGTAATTCAATTTTGTACCGTCTTTCATTTTCAACATTTTCTTTATGTGATAATGTTATGACTCTAGATTGTACCCATTCACTGACAAAATTATTCAAATCTTTTACTTTAGTTTTTTTATTAAAGAAATCTATTTCACTTGATAGTATTTTTCTATACATATCAGCTTTCATTACTCCTTTATCTTCTAAGTATTCAAATTCTCCTATCATACCTTCTAAAGCTTTTCTGGTATCTTTCTTACCATCACGTGTTTGAAACTTATAAATATAACTTTGAATAGCATTACCAGGATTTATATTTAAGTCATCAAAGAATGAATAAGCTCTTGTATCTTTCCATTCAGCGTCTGTTTTAGATATATAATGTCTAGCAGCTTGATTCTTAAAATTTAATTCAGTTGTAGAAAAACTTTTATACCATAGATCTTTTTGATCTTCACTTAAACCTTGATACCATTCAGATTTAGATTTTTCTTGTAAGTATGTTTCTCTGAAAGCATTGTACTTATCAGAATCATTATGTTCAGACAGTAATCTATAACCCTGACCTTCACCCATTACTTGATTTAGACTAAGCTGACCATCAGCAGCTATAGCTTGATTACTCCTTCCTGAACCAGTTCTAACTTTAAAACTTTCATTGAAAGACTTTTTTATTACTGTTTTATCAGCCTCACCTACATTCTTATTATTAAGAGCATCTGTTAATCCTTTATTTATTTTTGCAGAATCATCATCACCTGTTTTCTTAGGATCTTGGTTAAAATTTTTATCACCTTCTTGTCTCCCATAACTGTCTATACCTGTTTTAGTTTCATCTGGAGTTTCTGTATCTGGTTTTTCAGGTAAAGCCTCTTGTCTATCTTGTCTAACTGCTTTCTTCTCTTTAGCTTTTTCAAGATTAGCTTTTAATTTAGGTATTCCAGCTATAATATTTTGTAATTGGCCTAACTGTCTTTGAGTTTCACTAGCTCTATGTTTAGCATAATTAGCTCTGTCTTGAGACATAACAGCATTATCTTTTTTTAAAGATTCTAGGACTTTATTCTGTGCATCTACTAAAGAATCTACTTGTTGATAATTTGAAGCACCAAACTTAAATGAATCCATTAGTAAACTTCCTCCATGTCTACATCAATTTTACTATAGTCAACGGTTAGATAGTTATCACGTATACCAACAGCCATAGGATTAATTTTAGCTACGTCTTGTGCCATAGCACCACGGTAACGAGTATCATTACCTTTATAGTTAAATTCATATACCTTATAACCATCAGGAGATGTATCTACTTGTTCAACATTTTCTTTCAATCTTATATCAGATAAAGCAGCTATAGAACTAGCTGTATTCAGTGCAAAGGAAGTTGCATTCAAGAACATACCTAAAGTATCTTTTGGAGGCATCATAACAGGTTGACCAAACTGTGGTGTCATTCCTAACCTAGATCTATTCTTTTTAATTTGAGCATCTCTTCTTAAGACTGCTCCTCTACTTGCTTGTGCTGCTCCTAATGTACTGAAATTATATAATCTATTTTCTATTTCAGATTTTTTAGCTAACAAATCAACTACTTGTTTTCTACCAGCAGTTCTAGCACCACCACCTTCGTCAACATAAGCTCCACTAAACTGTTCTCTTGCTATATCTTCATACTTAGCATAACTTTCACCTCTTGATTTAGATAATGCTTGTTGGATATCGCCTATATCTCTGCTATATCCAGTAGCTATCATATCTTTACCTCTTAGGTAATCTGTTTCTTTATTCCAATACTGTATTGAGTTAGATTGGAAATCATAAACTTTTTGTTGTTGTCTTTCTCTGGCTTGTGCTCTAGCACCAGCATTAGGATCTGCACACACGGCAAAACTCGATAAAGGATAATTGATTGGGTCCAAACTTAATCTTTCTTAAAAACTTGAACCCTAAGAATTTAAGTAGTTTTAAATGTACTGTATTACGACAATCTACCACATTCCAGAGTAACGGTTCAGTTCGACCTTCAATGAATCGTTTAGCTTCTCTAGCAAATGTAATAGGGTAGTCATGAATAGCAGGTGTACATAACATCCAGATCTCTCCTCCAGATCCAACTCCAGCCATTCCGGCAGTCTTGCCGTTAGGCACTCTGAAATACACGTAGGATCGTTCCTGAGAGACTGAATGGGCATATACCATAGGATCTATCCCATGGCCCTCTTCGACCTCTCTACGGTCTTCTGGACGTAAATTAGAGGCCACCTCTATGGCAGCCTCCATTGTTAGTGGGTGAATGTATTTAGACACGTTTATAGTATTTAGTGGAATAGTCTCCTTCCCAGCTCATTGAGTGTAATGTAGCAGGTGTAGGACTAGTAGATTTTAATGTTATATCAACGTTCTTATTTCTTTCATAGACTGGTATAGTTTTAATAGTTTCTTCTAAGTATGGTGCATCACTAGCTTCATATAGGTTAGTATCTGTTGATTCATAGATCTCAGTATATGGATCTTTACCTAATCTAGTTAATGTAGTTTCATAAGACCCTACCTTACCAAAGTTAAAGTTAAGTCTATGTAATGTAAGTGAAGCATTAACATCAGTTCTAGTTACTTCACCTTTACTAGTACTAACGTATAGTGTAGGGAAGTCTACTTGATAATCATATAGGTATCCTAATGCATAGCCATCTATACTATTATTAAACTCATTAGGTGTAGTAGTCCAATCACCAGATACAGTAACATGAGTACCATCAAGTGAACCAACAGCATATCTACCAGTACCGTCAGTTATAGCTAATCTTCTAGTATCAGTAACTAAATCAGTAAATGTAACATTCTTTAAAGCTATAATTTTATCATCATTACTTGTATGTGATTCTAAGGTATTAAATATAGAATCAAAGTATAACTTACTTCCTACATTTCTAGCCATTCTATGTTTTTCTTTATCATTCTGATACCATCTAATATAGTTTCCATCATATGTAATTTTAAATACATCATTTGCTGGATCATATATATCTAGCTGTTCAACATTAGTACGTCTACTTGCAGTAACAGCAGAAGTTGTAGCGTCAGCTATTAAGTAATTACTAGATGGTTCACCAGGAAATGGATTATATCTAATTAAACACTGCGTACTACTAACATACCATCCGAAATCAATCTGACGTTTAACTTCACCTTCTACACCATCTTCTTGAATTACAGCTGCTGCTGCTCCTACACCTTTGTATCCTTTTGGAGGGTTTTCTGATAATCCAAACCCGATTTCTTTAGGAGTTAAAGTTGTAGCAGTATCATATGAACCTGTACATAATACATTCTTATCTAAACCTTTTACACTATAAGCTGTTCTTTCTATAGTATCTTCAGCATTAGACCCATCTATTTGACCAGTATCAAATTCAAATGATAATACACCATTACTAAAAGTACCTCCAGAAGCTATAGTTAACTTACTATCATCTGGTATATAATCAGTAATACTTTTAGAAGTAACTTTACTTATCCAATCTTTAGAAAATGTAGTTGTATTATCATTTGTATTAAATGAACCACCAGTTATACCAGTTACATAGTTATCTAAATGTATTTGATAATTAACATCATCTTTATTAATACTTATATCTGTATCTGATTGTACTAGATTAATAGTTTGTAAGAAGTGATTTTCATCTAAATAATAATATACATCATCAATAATGAAATGATATAATAAATTATTATTTAATTTCCATTTAAACCATGCTGTCTGTATTTGTTTCTCTGAAGTATTAAAATACTTTAATCCATAGATTGTATCAGATCCAGTCTTACCTAATAAGATAATCTGGTTCTCTCTTGAATTAGTTATGATATCTATATCTTTAGGTAGTAAACTAGGTACAACCTTTGATACTTCTGTAACAGTAGGTTCTCCTTCTCTAGTAATATTAGTCATCTGATTAAAACGACTATACTTACCAGAGTTATCTACATATCCTACAGTAGTACCTAATGATATAGGAGGTATATCTACACTGTAATTATAAGTAGCTATACTTCTTAATTTAGCTGTATCAGGATTTAATACAGTATCATCAGAACTTAATAAGAATTGCTGGTTACTACTAAATACAAGTAAACCAGTATTTATTTCTATACCATCAAATAAGTCAGAAGGGAATATAGAACTACAAGCTATATCTATAGGATCTACAGAACTAGTAGTTAGTGCAGTCTCAGCCCAGAAGTCAGGTTTTCCTAACGTACCAGGTTTACATAAGGCAACATTCTCTCCAGATAATATAGCTAGTCTATTACGGAAGAATAAAACTTTACTAATATAACTATCTATATTTGTATCAGTATAATCTGGATGACCACTTCTTATACTAACAAATGTAGGTATAGGATTAGTGTTATCATCTCCTACTCCTCTATCTCCCCAGGTAAACTGTTTAACAGTAAAAGTAGCTAGTTCAGAACTTGTACCCTGATTAGCTAAAGATGTCCTTTGTATAACGTGAGGCATAGTAGAAGCATCAAAGCTTTTAACTATATCAGGTTCAGCACATTCGCTCCAAGCTCCAGTACCGTCACCATTATCTCCAGTAAACTTTAGATAGTAATCATCTTCATCAGACATCCTAGCATTAGCTACTTTAACAATATAACCATTTTTACATTGATTAGGTAATTCAGTTACATCGTTAATAGTCTCCTGCATTACTCTCATTAAATCCTGTTCTGCTATTTTTATATTGAAAGGATTCTCACAAGAGAAGAATAAACCATTACCTATTATTTGTACATTTAAAGATTTAGGATTAGCCCCATCAGCATCGTTTACAGTGATACTATCTAGTTCAGTTTGAATACCACCTAATATAGTATCAGCAGTTATAGCAGTATCAGAGTCAAATGGTGTAGGTGTAGGTCTAGCAAGTTTAACATCAGCTATAACGTTAGCTTCTTCTACTTCTTCTACTTCGATAGTATATGTAGCTTTAGTAGTATCATCTTTACCTGTACCACCTCCACCTTTAGCTTGATCTAAGGTTACAGTAACTGTATCTCCTACAGCCCAACCTTCTCCACCATGTAATAGATCTATCTCTCTCTTATATGTACACTGGAAACTAGTAGCATCTCCTTCTACTGTTGCTACTTGACCTAATGTAATTAGACGAAATATTAAATTCTCTCTACCACTAGTTATATCAGCACCATTGGAATGCTTTACAGAAACTATACTTGTATCAGTATAACTAGTAGCAGCACTTACTGCAAA